CCCGCCGTTGCCCGCCAGGACCGGCAGTTTGTCGAAGCCGGCAGCCAGAGCGGTGAACTCCGCGCGCATGACGGCGGAAGAGCCGCTCGACCCTTGTGAAGGCGCGCCGCTGACGTTGAAATAGTCGTTTGCCATTATCGAATTCCTCGACGTGGGGTGTAGTGCAGGATCAGCGAGTTGAGGGTGAACGGCTCAAAGAAATCACCGTTCGAATCGATCCGCAAGGCGATGTTCTCGGCTGTCCCCGAAATCTCGATCTCACTTGGGCTCAGCGTCAAGCCGTCCCAGGTGAACGCATCCCAGATGAAGGAATCCCAGTACGGCGCGCTGAAGTTGTTCGAGTAAGTTCCCGCGGTTCCTTGGTCGACGACCGTGGAATCGGCGTACGACAACGAGTAGCCGACCTGGATTTCCGCGTAGCTCGAACCCTGAATCTCGATGCTACCTTTCCGGTAGCGCTTGCGCATGCGCGAGTCGCCCTGTGTGGCAAAGTTCAGCAGCGCGGTGGCGGAGATGGAGTCTCCGTCGAAGGAAGTTCCGGCGTCCAGGCGGTAGACGAAACCGTTGGTTCCGCCGAAGAAGTTGGTCTCGGCGCCGTCTGGGGTTTCCCCGTTGGTAGCGCAGGACGCCGGGTGCGGGAAGGCCACCGGCATGGCGCCTTTCATCTTGCCGTTCACGATGGTCACGTACAGGCCCGAGCCATCGCTGAAGAACAGCCGATACTGGTTCTTCTCGCGGTTCACCGCGCTACCGACGGCGCGATTGCGACGTGTCTGCAGCCAGGGGCGGATGTTCGCGGTCAGTGTGGCATCGGCGAAGTTGCCATAGGCCTGCGTGGTCGACAGCTCGATGACGCCGCGGTCGTCGAGCACGTAGGCCGAGCCCACCACCTGGGCGGTGTACGCGATGCCGCCGGTTTCCTGCTGGTAGCGCGCCAAGTTCCAATCCGCCGAGCTGGTCCCGTACAGCACCATGGTGCTGTTTCGGCAGTAGATCACCAGCGCGCCAGTCGTCTGTGCGCCGGGCTGCTCGACCCAGTCGGTGATCACGTCGTCGAGCGCCAATTCGCCGGCGCCGAACAGAACGGACCACACGTAGGGCGTCCCGAGGCCCGAGTGCTGCACGGAGCTGTCGAAGGCGAAGAACAGATGTCGTTGATGGACCTTCACTCGATCCGGCGTGTCAGCGGTCATGCCGGTCGTGATCGGCACGTACGCGGTGCCGTCGAACTCGAAGCCCTTGTTGACGCCGTCGGCGCCATAGAGTTTCGCACGCGCGTTGCTCGCGCCGCCGAAGCTCCCTTGGTCGGTGGTCACGCGCCCGCCGGGGAGAAGCGTTGTGGCAGTCTGCGCGCCGCTGCAAGTCGCACGGTTCGTGCCGCCCACGCGCAAAGATTCTGCGGCCTGGAAAGTCCCGGTGATCGAGTTGAAGACCAGGAAGCCGGCCGCGTTGTTGGTGGCGAAGGCCCCCGACTGCACAACGACAGCGACAACTACGCCGCTCGCGCCGGACGTGAAACCCGTGACCGTGTCGCCTACGGCGATGCCGGCCGCTTGGCCAGCGGTGAACGCGACCCGCAGACCGAGGTTGACCGTCGCCCAGCCGCCCGTCGTCGCTTTGAACATGACGAGCGCGGTGCTGCCGGCGTTGTCCCGCCACGCGTACAGATTCCCGCCGTAGTACGCCACGCCGCGGACCGGGCCGGAACCGGGCACCGCTGCGATGTCAGCGCGGTAAACGTCGGCCGCGAGGTTGTTGTACATCGCGACCGTGCGCGCGTCGGTCAAGATGCCGGGGACCGCGGTCGCCGTGCCGATCACCACCGCGCCGATCCGCACGTTCTCGCCCACCTGGAACGTACCCGTGGCTTTCGTGAATGCGACACGCAGCGTGTCGATGGCGATGACCACACCGGTCGCGCCGGAGGTCTGCCCATTGATCGTGTTGCCGACGATCAGGGCGCCGAGCGCTGAGACATCGATCGTCGTGAAGGTCGCGTCGGACGGCGCCGGCCGCCCGTCGGCGCGCTCGTAGCCGGGGATGCGCGTGTAGCCCCCGGTCACCGAACACTCGTAGTTCAGCGTGTCGCGCAACGCCCCCGGCTTCAACGACAGCGTCGGCGTGAGAAGGTCGAAACCTCCGTCAAGCCGGATGAAGTCGTGCTGGACCTGGACAGAGCGGAGCTGCTGCGGCATGGGCCTACGCCAGAGCTGCGCCGAACGTGAACTTCGGAAGTTGATCCATCTCCAGCTGCGCCATCAGCTTGCCGCCTTCCGCCAATCCGCGCTGCAAGACTTCGGGGGCAGATTCCCAGAACCCGTACTTCACCATGACCTTGTAGACGATCAGGTCGTGGAATTCTTCGTCTAGGCGCGCCGGCTCATCCGTGTCCGCGACCAGGGTCTCGGCCGCCTTGTAATACTGCCCGCGGATTGTGTAGACCGCGTCCGGCAGAGGACCGAGCAGAATCTGCTTGTCGAAGTCGATCGAGTACACGACGGGCCGCTGCTGCGTCGTCGCCATCGTGCCGAACATGTACAGGTTGCGGAACGTCGGCCAGTCGACGAAGCCCAGGAGCTGCTCGTCGCTGACGCCAGTCGCCGTGAGGTAGGCCCGGAGCGAATCGCGCTTCCAGTTCGAGAAGGACGTGAGGCCCACCGCGGCGTCGGTGCTTTTGTAGTCCTGGACGCCGACGGTCGTGTTGAACGAGAAGTCCCGCTCCATGAAGTTCCACGTCCGCTTGTGCCGCTGGATTTCCTTCCAGGCTTCGATCACCCAGTTCTTGAACCGGGCGTTCTCATGCGACAGCGTGCCCCCCAGCGTCAACAGCGTCACGCCGCTGTTCGCGCTTCCGCACTCACGTCGCGCAGCATTGACGAGCTGGAGGAAATTCATGCGCTACCCTCAGGCCGCTTCGGCCAGGATGCGGCGCAGCCACGGCGCGCCCTTCGGGTTCTTGTCGGAGATGACCTGGAACGGGTACACGATCCCGGTGCGCGGCTGGAGGGCGTTGCTGACTTCGGGGTTGATGTAGTTCGTGGCCAGCTGCGAGTAGCGGGTTTCCTTCATGCGCGCGAGCACTTCGAGGTACTTGCGCTTGATCGGGCTCGGAACACCGCGCCACACCGGCTGGTTCACGCCGTTGACGTTCAGGACCACGCAGGGCGGATCATTCTCGGTCGTCGCGGACACGATTTCGATCACGACCTCTTCTTCCATGAAGGCGGCGTCGCGCGCCAGCTGCTTCAGGTCCGCGTCCTGCGTCACCTTCTCGATGGTCAGTTCGGTGTTGAGGTCGTCTGCGATCTTCACTTTGGTGTTCACGTGTTGCTCCTATCGTTTGGAGGAAGTGGAAAAGGCGGGGGCGTGTTGGCGCCCCCGCCGTGAGGCCGCCGGATCAGGCGGCAGGGACTCAGACGGCCGCGCCCGGATGCGAGCCGAGGTTGACGTACGTGTCGGTGATGCCGGCCACGTCCGAGAGGGTCGTGCCGGCGATGAAGTCGCCCACCGAAGTGTTCACGATCTTCATGAGGCCGATGGCGACCTTGTTGTTCGGCACCGGCGGAACCGGGGCCGAGTCGCCGTTCGGCACGATCGCGCCTTGCACGCCGGCGACGGCAGACGAATTGAGCGGGTCGACGACGATCAGGTACACGCAAGTGAAGCCCGTGGGCAGGTTCGTGTACGCGTTCGGCGTGGCCGGGGCGCCGGTGCCGGCCACAATCGGGAAGGCGATCGAGGCCGAAGTGCCGCGCTGGAAGAACTGGCCCTTGTAGAGATAGTTCACCGCGGTGGCGATGGCGATCTGCGAGAGCGTCGAGCCGGTGGCCAGGGCGCCGGAGTTGAGCGCCAGGGTGACGCCGGATTGGTCTTGGTTCAGCATGATGGTTTCCTTTTCGGGTTCAGGCGGTGAACGCTGCCGCGGCGAGAGCCGCCGCGGTGAGCGCAGCAGCAGCCGCGTAGTTGGTGTCGGTGACGCCGGCGTCCGCGTTCAGCTTGGTCATCGCGGTGTTGAACGACGTGCGAATTGCGCCGAGATCGACGAGCGCGGCAGCGTACTGCGTGCGGATGTCGTTCAGCTCGGTTCGCAGCGAATTCAGTTCGCGAATCAGCGCGCGTTCGGCTTGAACACCGATACGGGAGGCGTTGACGTTTGCGATGTAGGGCATGGTGGGTTCCTTTTCAGAGCTGGCCGGGGTCACCCCCGGCCAAGTTCATCACAGCGCCGTGACGGCCACTTCGATGCGCGCCATCCAGGCTTCGTTGAGCCGGACGCAGGCGAACCACGTGTTCGCGCCGACGAAGCCGAACATGCCCAGCGGGTTCGCGTGG